CCAATTTCTTGATGCTTCAGATTAGCAATATCTTTTTTTAAATTGTTAATCATATGATCCACAAATGGCCAATCTTTTTCTGAAATTTTATAATTAGATAGTGCTGTCCTAGCTTCATTTAACTCATTTTGCAACTCTATATTTTTTGCTTCAAAAGCTGCAATTTTCTTTTGCATGGGTGTCATTTTACCTACTTGACTGGACGGAGCACGTTTAGTGTATTTACGTTTAGGTTTAATAGTTTCCATGATTACTCCCAAGGGTTCTTTTCAGCATCAGCTGGTTTCTCGTATGGCTCTGCAATTGCTAGAGACTGGAAGTCATTGCCACTTGCTGAAGTTTTCTTCCATGCAGATACGGCTAACTTCACTAGACCTGTAGGGTTCTTCTTCAATTGTGCAATCACTAGATCACGGTCAACGTAGATGTCACCACGTAAGTCAGGTTGGTTATCTGAAGACTTGCGTGTGTTTACAAATAGTGCGCCTGAGTTAGGACGTTGTTCAAAAGTGGTAGCCATTATTTAATCTCCTCTGTTGTAGTTGTTGGTGCTTCTTCTTTAGGTAATTGTGGTTGTACTTGCATGTTCATCTTACTAACAAGTAAAAATGCACCAGTCTTCGTTGGCAATTCATTGAGTACGTTACCGATAAAAGTAACTTCCTCAAGTGTTAGTGTTAAGTTAATTTGTTGGTTGTTGTCAGCCATTTTATTTCTCCTTTAGTTGGTTTTTACGTTCAGTGAAACTTGTCATCATGTTCTTAAAGAACTCTTCATCTATTTCTTTTACTGTATCAAATAGCTGTTTGTTCTTCTTAAACAATCCCATTACATCATCTTCTTTATCGCAGAATACTAAGAAGCCATTTACTGCTGTCTTAATCTCTTCTAGCCATGCTTTCTTATCTGCACCGCTATCAGTCGTTACTGTGATTACCCATCCACGTTTTGCTAAGTCTGCTTTAGAGTAAACCTTAGGTTCTACACCTTTAATCACTGGTGCAATCTCTTTCTCTTCAGCTAACTCCTCTGGCGTAAATGCAGATAATTTACGCTCCTCAGGCTTTTTTGCTGGCTCATCCTTACCTGTTGTTGCATCAAGGGCATCGTGCTCTACGATCTCCATAGCGTTTACCCACAGGTATCTTCTTAAATAACTTTGGACTGCACCCAAATTTTGCACATCATGACAACCTTTAAGGGAAGCCGTAGACATTGGCGAAAGAAAAGATACAGTCTCCTCAGGCTTATCAATAGCCCGTATATGAAGAACGGCAAGCTCAGTGTTAAAAGAAATGTGACCGAATAAGCCATGATCAGCAAATATATTCTGAACTGTTGGAAGAAAGTCAGCGAGTTCAAAGTACTTGTAGTTTGCGAACTTGTTAAATCCTGACTTTTTAAGCTCCGTGTTCTGTAACTGGATCCTTGCTTTTTGGAGTCTTTCGTAAACATTACTCATCTCCTAGCTCCTCTTGTATTAGTTTTTCTAAATAGTGTTGAGCTTTATATAAGTCCTCAATACCGCCTTTCTTTTTCCATCTAGATACGTACTTGATAATGTTTCCTTCAATGTATCCGATGTTGTTAGCCATAATGTAATCCCATGTTTGGATGGAACTACGATAATGACTTCCTGCTACTTGTCTATCATTTGCTTTCATCTATACCCTCCTCGTTTAATTCAATTAAATAGTTCTGATACTGCTTGCACCACTTACTTACTTGGCAATAATTAGCACAACGAGTACGCTCACCTGGCCGTATCTCAATCTCATAATCCTTACCAAGTTCATCTAGCAATTTAAGAGCAGCATCCATATCTTCCAATACGTATTTAGCTCTTACACCGCCAATCTTTTTAATCGCATACATCGTAGGTTTTTCCCACATCTCTTTTGGAGTGCAGTCAGGTAATGGCTCACCTGTTTCAATTGCATACTCAGCTTCTGAATGCTTAGCAATGCGTCCTTTGATATATGCTTCACGCTCCTCAAGTGACCATAGCGTAATAGGAATACGTATGATGGCAGCTCTCGGATAGTTCTCTTTGTTCTCTGCTTCACGTGCTGACCAATCACGTAAGAACGCCACGATATTAAGACTCTTAATCGGCACCTTCTTATGTGTTTCAATCAACCATGCGTAGATGTTAAGTTGCTGTTCCCATTCAGGCTTGTCATTCATTGCAGACCATGTAGAGGTTAGCTTGTAATCAGAAATCACAATGCCATCGTCATATACTTCCTGCAAATCCACAGCGCCTGAGATCAACCAGCCATCCACCTCAGCATGTAAACGTTGTTCAACAATACTGTTCTCGTTCTTACCATGCTCTAATACACCATGCATAGCTGAACCTAAGATAGACCAAATCATTCCTGACACATCTTGTTCCAACTCAGCATCATACTTCTTAGTGAGTGCAACAATCTTTGGACTATTCAATAACTGAGTAGCGGAGATGTTGGCATTCCCTTTGCTATAAGTAGGACGCTCAACTACGTTGACAATGATGTCAGGCAAGTTGTGCTTGTTAGTGATTTTCATCATCCACCTCTAGTTTAATTTTGCCTATGTAAGTCCAATTTTCAGTATCAGTTTTGCTTTTTGATAATTCAAATATGGCGCTTATGTCGCTTTCATACACATACAAATACTGTGGCTCTTTAGGCTGTGGTTTAATGCGGTATTCATATTCATTATCTTCATACCAATATGGTTGGACTAATGTAATCCATTCGCCTGTTTCTAAATGTTTAGTTTCAATCTCTACACCAGATGCCCAAGCTACAATCTCGTTATACCATTTGTGTTTCTGCACGATATTTTCCTTTCGCCATGTTATGGGCTTCAATAGCCTCCGCCAAATCATCATATGTTCCAATGTTGTATCGCTTACCATCAGTTTGAATACGAACATTCCATTGTTCAGTTTCTTTTTTAAATGTAATTCCTGTATGTCCTGATGTATTGTCTTTTCTGATACCTGCATTATGTTGATTGCTCATATTTGTAGCTGGTCGCAAGTTTTCAATACGGTTATCTGTTCTAATGCGATTTATATGGTCAATTTGTTCTGGCAATTCATCATTAAACATAAGCCAAATAATTTGATGTGCCAATCTTGGTTTACCCTCAATCTTTATTTGAATATATCCATGAGAATCTATTGAGCCAGCTTCATCTCCAACTTTAACTCTATTGGATACTTGTTTTGCCCAATATAATTTTCCATCTTCATATCGCAATATGTTTTTTATTTCTTTTGCCCATTTATGTTGTTTATTCAAAATACCATCCCCTTACATCACATCTGTTTTTAATCATTATCAATTTTATTTTGCTAATTACTTTTGCCCATTTATGTGGTTTCATAGTTTGTCACTCCAAATGCAGTTCTACTTGCTTTCCAAGCTTTTTCTAATTCATTCCATAATGTCTGACTATCTACATATTTACCATCAACTGTTTTAATGTTAGTGATGGCAATGATGGCATCTTCTATTGAGTCATTGTCCCCTGTGCTTTGGTATTTAAGGTCTAGGCTCACTTATGCGCCTCTTTAACCAATGCATCAGCTAACACGAATACCTTTTCAGTAAAACGTGAGATAGATACATGGCCTTCAGTGATGGTAATGTCCATGCCTTTAAGTACATAATCTGCGACTGCCACAGCAAACTGGTTGCGAAGTGTATTATCTTGCGTAATACGCAAATCTGCTGAACCTCCTGCTACGACTGTTGCCTTTTCTTTTGCGACTGGCGCAGAAACTTTAGCTGTTACTTCTACTTCTTGATTGTTTTCAGATTTCACAATTACCTCCAATACACATACGGTTAGTTAAAATTTCTTCCTCCAAGTCTTCCATCAATAAATCTTGAATAGCTGACTCGGTTTCTTTTATTACACTTACATACACACTATCAGGTGTTTCATATGTTGCTGACTCAATCAGTAACCCACGGTCACGACCATGATCAGTAAGGACTGAACTTACAAAGTCAGCAGGGTCAATACCCCAACCAAGTACCTCTTGATACTTAGCTTCTTCAATTTTGATTTCTGCAACGTATAGGAATTTACGCATTAGTATGTCTCCATCTTTGTAAACATCTTTGGATCATACGTACGTTCTGATCTATCATCATAAACAGCATGTACATAGCCATCATAAACAGCGTAACATCCGTTTAAGGTAACGCCATCAGGACCACGTGCATACATTTGGAAAAGTCTTGGATACTTTGCTGAGCATTGTCTATCTGTTAATACGATTTGACCGCCAGCCTCGTTTGGCATTTGCCATGTATCTGCATGGGCGCAGCTACAAGTAGATAGCGCAATAGCAGAAAAAATGCTATAAAGATAACGTTTCATAATTAACCCCTCGGTAGTAATGAGACACAAGTTTGGCATATTGTTTTTATGATGTCAATAGGTTGTACCTATATTTATTCACCTACTATAAGATAACTACATGGCTATACATTTAGAATTACCGTATCCACCAAGCGTCAACCATTATTGGGGACAGTCTGGAAAGCGCAGATTTATTGGTAAAAAGGGAAAAGAGTTTAGAGAAGCGGTGATTGCTATCGTTGAAAGAGAGAAGGCCAGAACGTTATTTGGCAGGCTTGCCGTACACGTTAATCTATATCCACCAGACAGACGTAAGCGTGACGTAGATAATTGTATGAAGAGTTTACTAGATGCTTGTGAACATGCAGGATGCTACGAGAACGACTCCCAAATAGATGAGTTACATATCATCCGTAAGGAAGTCGTCAAAGGTGGAATGTGTATTGTTACTGTTCTTGAACTGCCTTAACTTGATTGTTAAAGCGTTGCATAATTACAGTCTTTTGATTCTCTACTTGTTTCAATGCTTCTACTGAAGCACCACGAGATTCTAATTCACGTTTGCGTTTGTTCAATGCATTTATCTGATTTTCAACGTTATTTGCAGCATTCCATAGTCTAGCTTCAGGGTGATCTTGATAATAACCCATGACATCACCTTGGCTCTTCATACGTCCTTTAACTACGTTCTCATGTTCAGCCATATCAGTAATGTTAGTGTAGAACTGTTGTGATGTAGCAGCTGGAGAACCAACGTCACCTACAAAACGACCGAAGAATGGAATTCTATGCATTGGTACTTCTTCACCAGTGGTAGTAGACTTAGCTAATTCACCAGCCTTTAAGATTTCACGGCTTACACCACCGCCTATTTGTCCTGCTAAGTAATCTAGTTGATCAGCAGTAGGGCTGATAAAGCCCTTAGCATGTTCTTCACCACCAGATGTCAACAAGTTCAAAGCGTATGCAATACCTTGGCTGAGTGAGCTTGCGTTATCACGTGAACGTTCCCAACCTGGAGTCGGTGCTGTTGCTCTATCTTCACGAGCAATAGGACGGCCAAATGCATCTTGGTTTTGTGAGATTGCTACCAACGGATCAAGCACAGTTGGCGTAATTGTTTGCAATCCAAGTGTTGCACCCAATGGGCTGAATGCATCTGCAATCGTACTAGCCATGTCACCAATATGTTTACCCGTATGTGTAAAGCCATTACCTGCATAGTCAGATGTAATACGACCAATGTTAGGGAAAATATTAAATCCTAATGGATATGGGATAGACAAGTACTTCTGATCTGGCATTGGAACAATAAAGTTCTTTTCCTTAACAAACTCAGGGATGTCATTCTCATCGTAACCTGCAGCTGACAACATAATAGATTGCATCACGCCAATACCTAAACCACCAGCCATAATCTTCTTGCCTGCTGGTCCTTTTAATGTTTCTAGTACACGGGCAGAACCTTGCACAGATGCATTAAAAAATGCGTATAGTGAGTTTACTTTTTGTGAGAATGCACCACGCTTATCAAAGTTGACTGTTAAGTTCTTAGCAATGATAGCTGCATCATGTTTGATACCTGCAAGTTCATCTGGAGGGATAGACTTGATGTCTCTACCTGCAATGTTTTTATCTAGAGCAGCCTTGTATGCAGATAAACGTACAGCGTTTTCCATCATGTCATTGAAGTCAGTAAGCATGCCAGCTACATAACCAAATGCCTTACGTGCATTACCATGTTTGATCTGACTGAGCTTCTCATCAATGATACGCATCTGATCTTGTCTACGTACTAATGACTCACGATGACCAGCTTGACCGCCTTCTCTTCTGAAGTCTTTGTATAGTTCAGCCCATTCACCCTTAGTACCAGTCTCACCAATACGCTCATCACGTAGTGTACTG